CTTGCAATGCCGCCACCGTCTAACTTGATGATGTCATTCGTACCTCTATCTAAAGCGATTTGAATAGTCATCATTATTCCTAGTTAGGTGCGTCAGTCGGCCCACCTGTGTTATTGTTCTCATTATGCGTATGAGTAGAAAGTTCTACGCCCTGTGCAGTAACTTCTCCTGTGGTTTCTAGGTCTCCTGTTACAGAGGCTCCTGTGCCACCGGATATAGCTAAGCCGCCAGAACCTGTAATCAATCCACCACTTGTAGTAGTGCCAGTTATGTCTAGGTTTCCTGCGATAGTTACATCACCTGACATAGTTGTCAGTGGAGTCACTACATCAACCTGAGTAGCAGTAACAGTTATCGCGCCAGAAGGTGCCACGTTTATTGTGGTAGATCCAGTTTTGATATGTATGTTGCCATCAGCTTTCAAGGATATGCGTTGGTCTCTATTAGCATTACGAAACTCTGCATCAGTTGCATTGTAGTCCTGGATTGCCCTGGGCAAAGTATTTGTACCTACAATGGCAAGTCCATCATCTTCATTGAACTGTCTAGCTAACCAAGGCTTAGGTAAGTTGGCTAGTTTTCCAGCCGTATCTTTGTCTTGGTATAGCCAGTGATCATACCCAACTTGGCTGAAGTGTATTACACAAGTATCTCCTGCTGCGATAGGGAATGTTTGGTGCCAGCCCCCGCCACCAGAGGTATGCACTGGTACTCCCTCAAGTGGCAACCTTTTAGTTGTAGCATACAAACTTCCCGAGTCATTGTACACAGTCTCTGCACATATCAGTATTGTGGCCGTTTGGGTTGCAGGAAAATACTCTACAACTCTGCCTGGATATGTTATGGAGTACTTGTTATTATCTATAATCACAACAAGTCTCCAAAGAAGGATGTTGTACGGGTTGCTGGGCTTATTTTGGTAAGTGTGGTTGGAGCAGCTGCACCTAGTACATCATTAACAACACTATCACCCGTAGCTGCTGCACCTTCCAATATACTTTCTATGGTAGGCAAAGAGCTGTCAGTAAAATCATCTGCATTTAGGGTAGGGTCTACAGAGCCTATGGCTCCTGCAACCAGACAGTCTACACCTATAGCAAGAAGTGCTTGCCCAGGTGACCTATCTCCATTTACTCCGAGAACACCATAAGCGGCACCATAGATAGTTTTCTTGAGCTCACCAAGTGTGGTCTCAGTCATCTCTTCCAAAGTATTTGTCACAAAACCAGAAACACCATCTACTAGGCAGGCTCCCGCAGTCTCTGCACCAGCAATTAAATCAATGTCTGGTAAAGCACTAGACAGCGGTGCTCCTTGCATCAACGCAAACCAATTAAAGCTTGTGCTCGCGCTAGAGGTAGCCACATCCGTGTCTGATGTGTGGACAGTATGACTGTAGGACTTAGTGGAAGGGTCATAAGCACTCTTTTCATAAGTAGTAATAAATGTCTTTCCGGCTTCATTCTTAGTCTCTACTTGAAAGCTATCATTAAGGTCTACTAGGCACTGGGATAGCCTCGCATCTTCTGGGACAAACCATCCAGACGATTCTAGTTCATCAACCCTAGCTTTCCTCTCAACAGCACTCAAGGGTGTAAAGACTAACAACTTAGGAGCTGTGGAATTCTTAGCTGTTCCTAGTTGTATCTCTTCTCCTATGAGTGTGAAGTCCATAGCATCAGTCATTCCAGCTTGCTGTTTAGTCCTAAAACGTGTGAAAACTACTGGTGTGTAGGTTCCAAGGTTAGTCAGTACTTCACAGGGTGTAGCCAAACGTACTAAGTTCTTCAGTGTGTCAAACATTATGGCAGTATTTTTACCACCATACACATGGAACTCTTCAGATCCAACTATGAGGTGGTTTGACACTGCCCCTTGTATGGTTAGTTTTCTATTCTTCTTTATTGCATGAGTGCTTACGTTGAACCCAGTCATAGCTGGGTACTTTGTAACTTCAGAGGTAATTTCATGTTCTTCAGCTATGACTGAATGAAATCTCAGCACTGACGTAGCAGCACCTACCTTGTAAGTAATTTGGGCTTTATTAGGTTCGGCCATCTATAACCACCATTTGTTAGAGTTCATGTTAGTCCCACGAGAAGGAGAAGTGGCCATAGCTTGGGTCATCCACTGCTCAGTCCAATTTGACCCTTTGTGTTGTACTGACAATGTTTGATACTTTGAAAAGCCTGCCACTTTCTCTAGGAGATAATTCTCTGCAACAAACAGAGTTTCTATATCTGCGGAGGTAGAAGCTGTTAAGAGGTTGGATGTATCTAAAACAGCTGTAGGTTTTATGTCTGGGTCAAGGTTAGAAACTACAGACAAGGTAGCTGGCCCTATTTTGGGGTTAGCTCGCATATTGCGTGTGTCTAAAACTACATCGCTGGGGTCTGTATACAGACTAGTAGCCTTCAGGTTCTTCGCATCAGGCTTGTACATGAGGGCAAGTATGTTACCCTCAGTATAAATATTAAAGTTGTGGGAGTCACCCAAGTTTTCTAAACAGTCAATGAGCGACCCTCTTTGGTTTGATTTAGGTGTTGGGGGAACATAGTCTAAGTATCCCTCGGGAAAGTGCTTACACTTAACTACCCCACGAAAGTCTGCTGCCTCTGTTACTTGATCTACAACCCGTTGGAGCGAAGGTTTCAAAATCCCTACAGTTACTTGTAGATCAAAAAACTTTTTACGCAGCTTTGAGTAGGTGTACAGTGTCAGCACACTTTCAGGAACTATGGTTTCCTCTATAGCATTGCTAACATACATCCTGTCAGCAATAACCCTCAACTCTGAGTCGTGTTGAGATACGCTTAGTGTGACGTAAACTTCCCCATTAGATAGTTTTCCAATAACTGTTGGGGCAAGGTTGAACAGGGTAAATGCTGCCCTGCTCCAACCTTTAATATCTCTTATGTCGAAGTCAACTCGGAGGCTATCTGTTTCAAATATTAGATCACCTCCCTCAGTATAAGCTTGAAATAGCACATACTGACCAAACTTACTTATCGGTATAGCCATTTGCTACCTCCAAACTTATCTTGTTAATGTTTCCTCATCCACATCAAGGTCACCGTTTACGTTTGTAGAAGTCTTAACCAGGTCTGGTGAGATTTCTACATTCACATCTACATTGTTTACTGTCTTGCCGACAGAGTTGCCTTGACTGTTGGCAGAGTTTAGTCCACCTATTGAGGCACTAGGTATTGCATCATCAGCTGAGAAGTATTCCCAAGCTTCATTTGCGATACCAATGCCTGCCCCAGCCACACCACCAAGTAGTGCGCCCATAGGTACAGACAGAGGAGCAAGTGGCCCACCAAATAAACCTAGTGTCCCACCAATACCTGCTCCATAGCTTGCAAAGTCAAGTACATCCATAGCACTATCCCCAAGACCTCCATCATCCTCTATGCCTCCTACACTTCTTGCCACAGTAGGAGCAACAGAAGCTGCGATAGCTATAGGGTTAACCCTTGCAGCTACAGACAAGCCTTTAGCAACATTTAGCCCGTTCTTAGGAATTGCTTTTGCTGCATCCTTTAGGCTACTCCCTAGACTAGAAACTGTCTTAGATTTTTGAAGAAGTTTCCCACCCTGATAGAGCAGTGCACCCCCACCTAATGATCCTAAGATTGGAACTGCTGCGCTTGTTAGAGCAGCCGCAGTTCCCCAACCTTCTCCTAGAGAGCCTGCCCACTCTTTGCTCTCCCTGAAGAACTTATCAATTTTCACTTTACCTAGGTAGGTATCCTCAAGACCTTCTGAGTTTATACTATCATCCCAAGCTTCCCTAATCTCTCCAGAGGAGGTAGTGTTTTTGGCTAAGTACTTAAACCCAGATAGTCGTCCCATGTGAGCTTTATCTTCCGTAGATAAACTCTCGTTTACTCCAACAAACAGTGCTGCCAACTCTTGCGGATCAAGTTTTGAAATCTCTGCTGCCGTAGGGATGTTCTTCATTTGTTTGTTGATTTCAGGTAGGCTAGTTGCTCCCATTCCCTCCATTAGCCTAGTGTACCAAGTAGCTGCCGTCCTCTCATCGTTTAGGATACTGACAATACTCCCAGCAGTGTTTATTGTGCTGGTTGCTCCATCCATGTCCAGGCCACCCTTGAGTAGTGCATTCCTCATGCCACGGACATTTTCCACATCCATGCCAGACTCTGCTGCGAGCCTCTTCTCATCCATACCAGACTTGTTGCCAGCCAAGGCTACGGAAGCCAGTTCTCCAAGTACGCCCACAGCACCTTTAGCCGCTGAACTAAACTCTTTAAGGGAGTCAGAAGCTCTGCGAGAGTTTTCTGCGAGTGCTTTGTTGTGGTCTGAAGACTTCCTAGCATCTTTATCCATATCCATTGCGTAAGCTTGGTCTTCCACCTTGCCCATTTTCTGGATAGCACTAATAACTTCTTGGTCTCGCTTACCTTGCTCAGAGTAGGCTTGCCTTTCTGAAGATGCCATACCTTTTGCAGATCGAGAGTTGCCATCTTCGCTTGTTGGGTCATAAGCTGTCATTGGTTCATCAGCTTCTAAGTTTGGCCCAACAAAAGCTGTTGCTGGTGTCTGATCCAGTTGTTGTCCTTTCTGACGACGAGCGCCTTTAGTTTTTGCTCTCAACCTATCCACTCCTCGAATGTCAAGACTTCCTTCCAGATTTAATGCTGCCTCACCCAGTGTCCTGAGTTCGTCTTGCATAGCCTTATCAGCATAGGCAATTTGATACTGGGACTCACCGGTATCCGCATTAGTTGCAAAGAAATGTGTTTGTGATTCTCCAGTGACCATCATTTGAGTTTGCATTTGCGGCATAGTTTTAGCATAGGCCGCATCAAATGTTGAGTCACCAAAGTACTTTAGTTCTAGTAAGCCTGCACTAGATCCATCTGGGTTATACAACCTACCATCAGGAGAGGCACCAAACCCAGGCAAATCCTTGTTAGTCTCAAAGAAGGCTTCTTCATATGTGAAGTTCTTGCCCTCTTTGCCCATGAAAGAGTTAAGCACTTTGGCTTCCATCTTGTTGCCACGGGTGGTGTATGCATTAGAAATATCTGGTGAAATACCAAGCCTCTCTGAAGCCAAGGTAGCTGCCATACGTTCGGCACCTCTACCTTTCCATAGCTCGGGAGCCTTAGATCCTGTAACCTTGCCTACTCGTTGAGCTTTCCACTCCGCAGATTCCTGAGCAGGAGAATCTGAACCAGCTATCCTCTTCCTGTACCTGTCCAGTTCAGTGGCTTCAGGCATGTCTTCCACTTTTGTGGCAACAGGTGCAGTGGGGGCTATGCTTCCTATCATGTCCGTGAGGTTTGATTCTGCCCTACCGTACATACTATCTCGATCACTTACAGACGTACCAGCATAATCTTCTATGCCACTTGTACTTAACATGACATCATTTACGTTCTGGTAAAAATCTGCCTGTTCTCCATCCACGTTATCCAGACCAAGTATTCTTGTTTTGTTGCCACGGTATTCATCACGAGTAGATAAGCCATCTGCTCTTAAGGTTTCTCTAACCTCTTTGACATCATCCAAGAACATGTCCCAATCTTGAAAGCCTGCAAGTGCTTGTTTCTGCAAAGTCTTCTGCAAACTTGGGCCAGCACTTACTAAGTCTTGTTGTTGTTGTCCAGTTACACTACTGCCTCTTGCCTTAAGAGCTTCAGTTGCAGCATCGTGAGTCATATAGTTATAAGGGGAAGTACCACCAGCTCCACCCATACGGAAGCCAACTGCTTGGTTTACGGTAAGACCTTCAGTACTCAGCTCGCTAGGTAGCGGCAAGGCCATATCACTCTTCCAGCTTGATTGTCCATCCAACAGGTGGCTTACCAGTTCGCCAGTAAGTTGCTCTCTACGTTGAGCGTATAGTGGGCCAGCCTTTGCTGCTTTGGTAAAGTACATGTCAGCATATTCTCCAACACGGGAGTATGCATCTTGTAACTTTTCACGGTAAGCTTCTTCGCTTTCACCAGTAACATTCTGACTAAGCAGTCTACCTCCTGGGCCAATGTCCATGTACTCGCCAGCTTTCTTTTGCATAGATAAAGCTGTACGAGCACTCTCAGTACCAGCCCCAGGTAGTGCACTTCCTGACATGTGTCTGGTGTATGCACCAGTTGTTGGACTGACTTGGTAGACTTCTCCAGCAGCAGCACCTTCAGGAATACTAAATCTTCTAGCAAATTGAGAAGGACTTTCACCTGTCACTTCCTGCATCTCTTCCCGAGCAGCCATACCAGAGATGCCATTATCTATTTGGCCATTTAGGTTTGCTAACATAGAAGCTTGAACAGAGTAGTCCATAGATTTGAATCTGGCTTCTTGTATATCGGCACCTGTGGCCATACCAAGTTCATGATCTAGTGAGACAGTTCCATCTAAGTTAGCTGTAGCTTCTTGTTGGAAGCCATTATTATCATAAGCAGTCCCGCCACTGGCCATAGACATAGTACTGCCTGCGCCTACTGCTTCTGGGACTGCTCCTATATTGTTTATTAGTTTGTTTAACGCCTCTCCAACCTGTCTTCTCTTTGCAGGTTGGAGGTTCATGCTTAGGGCAGCGCGTAAGGTGTCAATAGTCTTCTGTTGTGCAGGCGTAGCACCTGTAATGTCATCACTCACCGTAAGCCTCCTAAGCATCCTCAGAACCTAAGTAGGCTGAGTTGGTTTCATGTGTTGGTTAATTTCAATGATCTGGTGCATCATTTCTAGATCATAGATTGTGTACGTACCATCCTTAAGCTCTTTTAGGGAACATAAGGGAGGGTTTACTAACAAGGGTCTGACGAGATACCCATTAAGCTCTGGGTATACATCATTGTAATCAATGGGCAGGGTAGTTGGCCCATCACCAGACACTAACTGTCTTGGGAGTTGGCCTTTGCTAAACCTGATTCGAAAAAACTTGCGTACTGCGAATGTATAACATGTGCAAATAATTCTGCTACAGCGGATAAATCACCAGAGAACATTTTGTTAATTGTCTCAGGCAAAATCTTTTCCCCATCCATACGCACTGTGCATAAGAAGTGTTTAATTAGTCCAGCAGACTGCTTGGGATCTTCTGCACCCATAACTGCAACTATCACAGCAGGGATATTTAATGAGGAAATGTTGATAATGTTTTCTGTTCCTAACTGCTTTCCAGCTAAGGATAAGTTTTCCAGGGCCACATCTACAGGCCAAGCTGGGATAAAGATAGCTCTACCATCTTTAAGTGTTGCTTTATAGTCAGACATACTAGGTTCTCTTTAAAGTTAAAAGCCTTACCAAGTAAGGTAAGGCTTTATTTTATTTATACACCAAAGTTTGCGGCATCGTTGCCATCACCACGTTTAAATACTACACGCTCAAAGGTAATTACCCAAGTAAGTGTGTTCATGGTTTGTCCACGAGACATAGCAGGCATTGCTAAGATCACACCATTAGACATGGAAGACTCGTCGTTGCCCATATTATCCCGCAGTGTTCCCTGGATAGGGTAGATCAAAGCACCATTATCATCTGCTTGGGCTTGGAAGTAGTTGGCATAATCTTGTAGGATCTTATTCTCAGGTGCGTTCATAAGCACTGGAAATGTTAAGTCACCCGCACGAATACGTTGCATGGATACTACCATGTTACCATATGCGCCGAACTGAGTAGATGCAATTGGTGCTCTACGCGTAATGTTGATTAGGTTTTCGCCAGTGGCAAAGCCTTTTACATCAACTGTCTGGTAGGTGCCTGTTGCATCTGGAACTTCCAGAATAAGGTCTACGTTTGCAAAACTGTACTGATACATATTGTACCCTCAATAGTGACTCCCCATTTTATGAGGAGCCTGTTTATTACTCTGCGAAGTTACCTGAAACAAGTACTTCATGTAGTGCACCAGCACCAACCATGTTAAAGGTGATACCTTGTAGGATACGGTTACCCTTGTCACCTGATGGAATATCACCAAGAGCAGGAGCTATAATCTCATAACCTTCAGGTAAGTACCTGCCATCTGGCAAGAAGCCTGGGCCACACAAACCATTACGTACCGCAGCTTGTAAGCTACGATCAAGTACAGCAACAACTGTGTTAATACCAGCTTGAGTAAACGGTACTTTGGTAGTAGTTTGGTATAGCAAGTTAAACAAGTCAACTTCACAGCGGTTTTCCAACCACAACAAACCATGAGTAGTGTCTAACCAAGAGCCAGAAGCCATTCGTGAGTCTGTGTACGCATTAACAGTTTTACCAATTTGCACTACAGCAGAAACATAACGAGATTTCATGTTAGCATATTCAGCAGGAGTCAAATCTTCCGCAGTAATACCAGTCATTTGTTTCAAGTTAAGTGTAAGGGTTGTGCCAGTGCCTGAGAAGTTTACAGAGGCAGCACGACCAAACACTGAAGCAGAGCTGTATAGGGCAGGGTTCTTACTAAAGGTAGTCAACACGTAGCGGTTTGTAGATGCTTTAAGTTCATCTGCAACAGTGTTAGGGCCAGATACTGGGCCGATAACTGCTAGGTTGTTTGTAGTATTCATAAAGATGCGTTTACTTGCAGCAGCGAAAGTGCCGATAGCAACCATATTGTCATCTGCATTGTCTGCAATAAGAACGTCACGCATATCTTTGTGTAAGACTAAACCAACATAATCAATGCCAGCTACAGAAGCAGCAGCCAAGGATTCTGATACACCTTCAATAGCTAAACCATTGGATACTTTAGACTGGTGAGAAAGCAAGCCAGTTGCTTCAGCTACATCACCAAGTGCCGCAGTTAGTGTAGAACTTGCACCAGAGGTTGGGCTAGTTACTTCAAAGCCGTATGCACCATAGGTCACAACAGCAGGAGTAAGTGCAGTGCTTAAAGTGGTCGCAACATCAGCTAAGCTTAAATCACCGGATAAGTCGATAGAAGTTGAAGACACCAAAGTACCATCAACTGTTAGAGAGATAGATCCAGCTGTGATTAAGATTAGTTCTGCAAGCAAGTCATGACCGCCACCCACAAGCTTAGCAGATTGGGCAACATCATAATTCATGATAGCTACGAAATCAGTAGGCGAAGGAGTTTGAGAATAAAATGCAGTTGCACATTTGTACGTTTCAGAAGTAGCTGGCCAATCACCGGCAACTGAGGCTAAGCTTGTATAAGCTCGTGCGCGTTCAGCTGGAGAGATAGGGTTTGTCGCTACATCAGAAGATTTGGTAAGGAAACCGAGGATGCCAAAATTTCCACCTAGTACACCAACTGGTGATACCGCGATAGAGACATTAGCAAATTCTGTAATTTCAATTGCCATAATTATTCCTAATTAGAGTGTAATATTGTTTGTGTCAATGTTTAAAAGAAGTTCATCAAACTGAGGAGTAATAAACTTACCCTCAACTATAACTCTGCCAATGTTATTGACAGTCTCTTCAAACACACGAGTCGTATAAAATTCTACGGAGAAACCCTTACGGTACTCCCACTCTTTTTCTAGTTTACCATCTTCAGTAGACAGAGGTGTGCACTTTATAAACCCATAACCAAGGGATATCATAAGTGCTTTCATGTCTTCTGAAGTCCAACCATTCATTATTTTTGAACTAGGTATACCGGTTGTATCTACTACACCTATCCTAAACCTTAACTTAACTAAGCCAGAGGTTTGGAAGGTAGTGGTTTCATCTGTTTGTGTTAGAATTCTTTGTGAAGGTATGCCCTCTTGGTACTCTTCAAGAAGTCTTATGTGAGCGAACTCACCCGCAGGCTTAGTAGCATTGCGTTGTCTTGCTGGGTAGGAAAATTTTGGTATGCCAACCATAGAATCAACCATAGTTTGCAACACCAAAACGTCAGCTTGGTCAGGTGTCATGGTATCCACTCCTCAGACTTCTCAAGGAGAACAGAGTAGAATCCAAAGACAGACTCATCGGATCTTTGTAGGACATTAAAGAACTTACCTTTAAACCCTATTTTATCACCAAGACCTACTACGTACTTGTCGGTAATGTACAATGTTCGGAAGTCACTGTATCGAGCACCGCCATCTTCAGAGTGAAGGGCTTCACCTTCATCAAACTGGGAGAACTTGTTACCAGCCTGAATGACTCCATAGATTACACTTGCTTCCTTAGTGCCTTCGACCCACTGGTTATCGTCATCGTAGTCTCCTGCGCTGACACTATACCGTACCATCTTTGTCTGCATGCGAGCATTGAAAGCTCTTTGCATTTGCATAGCCATGTTTATACTCCTAGTAGTCCTATGAAGCACTTACGTCTGTAGGAAATATATCTCTTGCCATAAGAAGTAGAGTACAAGTCATCAGATTTTGGGTTAACATCTGACACAGCATTCTTTATAACTACATCATCTACTTCTTGATGTTTTATAGGTGCTAACGTGCCACTGTCCCCACTCTCTGTATTTGTCCCTACTACAAGCAAGTGGGCTGTGTAGTAAGCATGAGCTACATCGTAGTAGTCTAGCCACTTAGGACTAGACGACATAAGTAGTGCAGCATCATCAAGGAAGAGCTGTACACGAGCATCTAGTACATCGGCAAACTCTGGGAACCTCACTTTAAACTCAGCTGCACTAGCCATTATTAGCTAGCTCCTGTAGCTGGCTTAGTTGCTGGCTCAGCTGCTTTGGCTGGTTTGCTTAGCTTTGCTACAACTGCTTGAGCTTCTGCCAACTGTTCAGCATCTAGCTCTACTTGAGCTTCTTCTGATAACTTAGGAGCTTCTAACAACGTAAGGTTTCCAGAAGCTAGAAGTGGTTTTGCTGCGCCAGCAAACTTCTTCCATTCTAAATCTTCCAACTCAATGGTTGAGCCAGCAGGGATTAACAAGTATTCAGGCAACGAGCCGCCAATTACTACTTTGGTTGCATTCTTGTCTTTAGCAGTGTGACGTGCTAATAGTGATGTATTGAACTCTAGGTTTGATTTAATTTTCAAGATCATTCTCCATTTAGTGTGTTTAGTTTCACTTGGTCAGTTAGTAAGCCTAGTGAATCTTTTATTGCTTTAATGTCTTTGTTGATTGCTTTGTTGTGGTACTCTTGGCTTATCTCCATACGTATTAAGGTAGTGCTTGTCTTAGCTATGAGCTCAGCATTTTTGTCTAGGGCTATCCCCTTCTCTTGCATTGCTGCAATTGCTTTACTGCTTCCAACTATTTCAAGTGCTCCCCAACTTAGTATTGCCAACAGGCTACCTGCTACAACAGCGTCTATGGCAAACAACCTACTCAAAGAATTAACTATTTCTTTGTTTTGGGTTTTTGCAGTCATCGTACTTCTCCCACCAAAGGTTGTAACCCAACAGATCATTCTATTGGGTTACTCACAGTCAGCCTAGTTTAGTAAGATTAAATACCAAACCAATGCTGTACAGCAGCAGGACGAACCATTTCAACTCCAGCGAATCGACCATAACAGTTGATTTCAAACTCTAAGCCTTTAAGCTGAACAGGCAAGTGCATGTAAGGGAAAGGCTCACGCACACGCATGTTTTCCTTACCAGAAGCAACCACAGTAAAGCCTTCAGCGCCAGCACCTGGAACGATAGGATCAGCAATGTTTGCAACAGTTGGGTAAATACCAGCAACTTCGTTTACATCTTTGATCTGGTCAGCAGATGTAATGAAATCGTTGTTGGCTAAGAACCAAGTAAGGATGCTCATGTCTGATTGCAAAGAACGTGGAGTAGTTTGCAACAGTTTCTTGTTAGCAACTGACATGATAATAGTGTCAGGACGGAAGATTTGTAACGTATCTGAGTACATTGCAGTAAGTGCAGCGTTAAGATCAGCGATAATCTCATCAGGAGTCTTATCTGTGCGCCATGCTGTAGCAGCAGAAGCAGCAGAGCCAGCAACAGCAGTACGAGAAGCTGTTAATGCAGGAGCACCAGTTGGGCCATTGAAGAAACCATGTAGGTTATTTTCAGGAGAACCAAAGAAGATGATCTGATTGACCTTCTCTTCATATGACTTACGAGTAGCTTCAGCTTTACGAGCGTCTAAAGGCATACCTGTTACTTTAGCAGCTGCCATTTCTTGACGAGAGTAGCCAAATGCATTACCTAAAGTACGTACAGAAATGCTGTACTCTTTACCTGAGATATCACCACGAGGCAAGTCAGTTGCCTTACCAGCGATAATCGCAGTCTCACCACGCTTGTCATAGCTACGGTAAGTGATAGTCTCAATACCTTCACCACCTTCAGTGTTGTTTTCAAATAGAGTACGACCCTTCAATTCTGGGTATAGTACGTCATAGCTTTGTGCTTGGATGTATTCAAGTTGACGTTGGAAGAATACACCTTCGTCATCAGTCATCATACCTTGGTTGATGATCATTTCTACAGCGTCATTAATCTCGAAATCAACGCGCTCTTGATCTACCAAAAGAGTATTTGTTGCTTCATCAATAGCGAATGCTTTTACTGTCTTCATTAATTTTATTCCTTAGTGCAAATTCTTTAGAGGCTACTTAGACGTAGCCATAAGGTTAAGTTGGTTTGTATTTACTTGATGTCAATACGTACTTTGAAGACTTCACCAGCAATGGCAGCTTCGTCAGCAACAACGTTAGTAGTAGCAACAACAGTACCACCTACAGCAGTTTTAACAAACAAACCAGTTGCTGTGTCAACGTGCAACAGGTCACCAGCAGCAACAGCAACTGCACCGTCTAGCTTAACATACAAGTAGCCTTGACGGATTAAAGATACTGACTCAGATACTTTGTATACTGTGTCATCACCAGGAGAAGGACGAGTGCTTGCTTCATGGTTGTACTCACGTTGTGAGATAGCATACACAGAAGCTGCGCCACCTAAGGCAACACCACGTTCAATAGAGGTATCACGTTTCATAGCTTTACCAAAGCCAGCTGTAGCAGAGGTTAAAATACCAGTCTGAATTACGCGTGGGCCAGAGTCTACTAAGTCACCAGCGTAACCGTTGGCAGTGTAAAGATTAAAAGCTTGAGTAGTCATTTAAGATTTCCTAATTTATAATTGGGTTGGTCTATTTACTTGTTACGTGAAATAGAGTTTTGTCGAGCTTGCTCTACTTTATTGACAGGCTTAGCTTCTACTTTCGTATCTGCAATAGCTTGAGTTTTAAGTAGCTTACTCATTGGGGTTTCGCCTTTAGACGCATCAACCAGAATTTCAAACATAGCAGAGATATAAGCTGCGCTTTTACCTTCCATGCTCTTGTCTGGCATTTGATCTTCAACAACCAAACGCTCAATCTCGCCTACAGATTTGTCACCTAAGTCACGCATATCTGCAATCAAACGAGCATTTTCTATAGCACTGCAACGTTCTACAACACCTTCTTCAGCGGCTACCTTGGCATCAGCTAGGTCTAACTTGAGTTGAGACATTTCACTGCCAACTTCTTCAGACTTAGTTTTTGCTTTAGCTTCCATGTCAGCTACTAATTCCTTACTAGCTTCTAAGTCAACAGTTAACGAATCAACTAACAGCTTAACTGTGGCTAACTCATCTGTGACTAGTTTAAGTTCATCTGTCAAGACCAACTCATCTTTCATGTTACACTCTGCAAGCTTAGTGTAGTACTGTGGATCTTCTTCCAAGTGGTCTTTTGCAATCTTGGCAGCTTCTGATTCATTTTCAGTGTGCTCCATTTCATGCTTAGTGCCTGTTGCAAGTTCTTCTTCATTGTATGCTGGCTCTTCATCTGAGTCAGAAACTCTACAAGAAGATCCTGCTCTACCTTTAGCTACGATAGCGATGTGGTTAGCTCGGATATTTCTCTGGTAATACTCTCCATCTACCATTTCAATATCACACACATAGCCAGCAGATAGTTCTTGTGTACCAGCTTCAATAGCATCAATAGCTTCTTGAGCTGTTAGAACTAAAGTACCACCAAGAGTTTCTTCATCACGAGTTGGCATACCTTCAAGCATACCTACTTGCAAGTCTTTAGCATTCAGAGCAGTAACAGGCATAGGAGTACCATCATCATTTGTAGGATGGCCTATGGTTACTGGTGAGCTTCGGAAGCTTTCAAGTGCGTCTGCATGGAAGACATCTGCTTCATTACGATGTACAGTTATAATCTTAGTAGGCTCTTCATCTGCTAAACCTAGTTGCTTGGCAGTGTAAAGTTGAGAACCAGTACGAGCAAACTTGCAAGGTACATGCATCTGTCCTGCGTCAGTCATAGTACGCTGAGTAGGTACAGTAATTCTATCAGTCAGTTGAACACCTACTAAGGCTTCATCAACTAACATGCAAGTATTAATTTTACTTTGCATTCTTATCTCCGGTTTCTTTTTGTGTTTCATTTGGGTCTGTTCCAGCCGTAGCAGTATCACTTATGCCACCATTTTTCTTAACTTCATCTAGCCCTGATTCTTTATCAAGTATGCCAGTTTCAACTAATCTACAAATGTATTCTCCGTGGTCTTTCTGCCTAATAGCTTTCTGGCCAGCTGACTCAGGAAATATGCAACCCCAGGTATACTTAAGGTCTTCTTCTGCCAAGCCAAAGTGTGCAGACAACAAGGTGTCTACTACCTTTAATCTAGGCACAAAAATATCCTTGTGCAAACCCTGCAAAGTTTCAATGTAGTTTACTAAATCGGATTCCCCAGTTGCGTTCATCCCATCAGGAGAAGCACTTAGGAAACGAGTAGCAGGTATTGAAACAGATGCAGACACCATTTTTAGGTATTCCCAGATAAGGTCTTTAACTCCTGAGAGTTGTATCTTCTTCTGGTCGTACTCTTCAGTACTATCAAGTATTGATACACCAAACACAGACTTGATAGTTTTCCAATCAGAGAACCTTTGTATCATGGCCGAGGTTCCTCGGTCAGACTCAAGTATGCTTGCTAATCCATCCACCTTTATGATGTCAGTGTTAGCTTCTTGTACCATCTGTGCCGCAGCAAAGCTAGTAGTGTGAAAGTTATCAATCTGTTTTAGTAATGGTATGAGTACGCTGTCACTGTACCACAAGTTTCTTTGACGCTCATAAACAGGCAACTCAGTACCTTCAAAACGTATTAGTCGATCCTTGTGAATAGGTGTAGGGCTTTGTACAAACTGGTAGTGGTCAGGCATACCGAAAGTCTGGCTCATTGGCCTTTGATCAATATCCCCAGTTGCTACTATCCTAGTGCGGTCTACTACGTGCATAGACCTTAAGCATCCTGGCTTTAAGTTTTTCCAGTTTACTGGCTTGCTAGTATCGCGCCCATCATCTATGTCTAAAACTATAAATGACGTGCCATACAACCTTGCCCACTTGTAAGCTTCACGAAAGAGTTTAGCAACCTCAAAAGCTTCATCAGCTTCTTTGGCCTCTTCACTTTCAAAATTCCTCCACTCTCGGGTCATGTCTTGAGGAACTATTTGGCAAACCTTTTGGCTTAGCCAATCTTCACGATAACGTACTGATAGAGAAACGTGGTCGTAGTTAGCTCCTGAGTGATTCCACTCATTGTATGAAGACTTATCTTTTGCGCCGCCTAAACCAGTGGCTAGGTTTGATAGGCCATCAAATAAGCTTACTGGTTTTGTCTCCTGCGAGACAGAAACAATAGCTTTAGTTTCGTCTGTGGCCATCTAATTCTCCTGTTAATTAATTACCTTTGTTGTACCACAAAGAATGAATCTGCTTGTGCGGTAACATTGTCGGTACCTGTGTTATTGGCTACTTCAAAGAATACATAGTCGTCTGCATCCATTTCTACTCTAGCCATTATTGTAAAGAAGGCCACATCACGACCTCCAGAGAGGTTATTTACTGGCCTAGTCTGAGTATACTCGGTTACAAACGTAGATGAACTGTCATCCCAACGCACTAG